CAATCCATCAATTAGATAAGAATTTAAAGTATGAATTACAAGAAGAGTCTCAAACGTTATTTCAGCAGGCAGTTCAAGATGATACAAATAGGCGGATAAAAGATTTAGGGGATGCTTTTTGTTTTTCCTATTCAGGCGCTAATCGATTGGAACGAGATAGCATTACAATCAAGACTGCCGATGCGATTATACATATGAGGAATAATAAGGAGGTGGCACGGAGGATGTCTTCACAGGAGAAGTCTGATTTTTGTCTCCAACATTGTTTGTCCATGGAGAATCCGATTCAAGTAACCTTACTGGATAGTGCTTTTCGTGCATCTTTGTATGAACATGCGATTTCGGCTCAGACCGTAACTTGTTATACCTTTATAGACAAGACGGAATGTAGCTCTTCAGATACTTCTTTTTATCAATCTTTCATACCATTAAAAGAAATTGTTTTTGGAGCGAATCGGGCGATCGTTTTGCGAGCGTTTGTTCAATTTCCTTTCCTTTATATAGTAGGTGAAGTGTTTTTGCGAAATATATTTTGGATTCTGGCAATGGTTATTCTCTGGGTTATCGCTATTGTCTTGACATGGAAAAGACCAAGGATAAATATCTTACCGCTACAAGAAGCACCTAAAGAGATGATACAAATAACAGAAGATATCTTGTTCGATGAAACACATGGCGTATTGCATTATCATAGGCATCGTATCGAATTGGCAAATCAACGGCTGAAACTGTTTTGTATTTTATTAGAACATAAAGGATATTTCATTGAGTCCGATCGGCTGAAAGAAGAAATCTGGCCGGATGGAAGTGTGTCCAAAGACGCTCTTACCGCTACGGCTAAAAGGCTTAAAGAGGATTTGTCTCCTATTCCGGGTTTGGTGATTGAGAGTGCTCGGGGGCATGGCTATGTGCTGAAGTGTGGTGGGTAGGTTTTACAAGGTGGGTTAGTGTATTTTTTTGAATGTTTATATTCTTCTCGACTTCGTCTTCTAAAAAACACGTACGTGAATTTTTAGAAACACGTACGACTTTTAGTAAAAACACGTACGAGTTTTTCGGAAAATATAATGATGTTTTTTACACGCTGATTATCAGTTATTTATAGATAAAATTAAAATTGCCTACTTGTTGTAATTAATTTAATATGGTTCTCATGGAATAATAAAGATTACCACCAAACTTGTTTGTCATTTTCATATGTGAATATGCGTTCTTCTTCCCCTTTGGTTAAGTCTTTTAACAACAAGAGAGTATTGTCTGGTACATTTGTATAGGTTAGCTTTGATTCAATAGCTCTTTGTTGGCCTAATGACATCCAATGGTTATATTCCCAATAGAATAGCTCATATAGATCACCTGCGTGGATGTTATTATCATCGTTTCTTGGCGTATAAATGATCTTATTGATAGATACCGGTTTGTTGAAGTCCAAGCCTACCCATGGATAATCAACCGTAGAAGGGGCTTCATAGTAAGTTAGGATATCTTTGTCAAATACTTTGGATTTATCCATTGGCATAGTATCGTAACGAACCGAGGCATTTGTTCCAATGATTGTGCCGGTTAATTCTTTTTCCTCCTTGTCTGAGTAGAAAGCGAGTTCGGCTAGATTACAACCCTTGTTTTTTGCTGATACATAGCGCCAATAGCGATATGTTTTTTGAGGTTTTATCTCGAAAGAATCTGCGGACAATAACCAATGAGAAATCGTATGTATTGTATCAGGATCGGAGAAATCCGGATTATTGGAAGCTTCAAAATGTCCTCCGGTGAGAGTTTTTGCATAATCGAAAATATGTTTTGCGAGATAGTATTTCCTAGATAATATAACTTTCTTTCGTTTACTGGTATCTGCATGTAGATATTTTATTCTACCTCGTGAATCAAGTATGAATGGATCTGTAATAGGATGAATACCTTGATTGTCATAATAAAGTGGGAGATAGGCAATATCTTTTCCTATTTCATTGAAGTAACAAACTTTTCCTTTTTGTGTACCGTAACATATAGGTACCCATTTCTGATTGTCGAAAACGGCTAGGTAGGCATGTTTATGGTTTCGTTTTTTTTGTGTTGGAATCATGATATCACAAGTTTTCATGTATTCGGAGGTAACATCTTTCATGAAAATATTCCGGAAGAGGTCGGGCACGACCTCTTCGGTTGTATTCAGCTTTACGAGATCTTGATTAATAGCGTATGTTCGCCTATACACTTTAGCCATCTTCTGGCTAGGTTTATGCAGTATATCCGGATCTGTTTTTGTCTCGCATCCTCCAAACGCTAGATTCTTTCCTGTATTATCTAAAAGTACATTCCAATAATGCCCCATCGAGCGGAAAGGCCATTGTGGTGTGAAATCTAGCATGACGGGAATTCCTATGCTTCTCATCATAGCTAACGCTATTAACGAGAATTGATTACAAGTGCCGAATGATATCATGCTCCTAGTGGAGGTTTTTGCTATGAACGGAATGGAATATACCGAGTTTTCAGGAACTAATTTCTTCTCTAAAAACTGATTGATATGCTTACAAGCCCAAAATGCTGAGTTTTGCATATCGGAAGAATAGCTGAAGTCGTTGAGTTCTGTTAATGTCGTAGAATCTATTTGTTGGTACATGCCAGTCCTCCAATCCTCCAGTACATCCATGGCTCCGATAGAGTAGGGCAATAGGTATTCACAGAAGTCATCAAAATTTAAATGTCGGCTCCAAGGGGCATCTTCCCATAGGTGGAAAGCCTGCTCGATATTTTGAATAAGAAAATCAGCTGTAATTATACGAATGTCTTCTTGTATCGGGAATGAGGTGTTCTCGTGGATTTTAGAGATTCTATCAATGCGATTGGCAAGATAAGGTGTATCATGATAACGCCCCTCTTTTTGTGTTTGAAGTATTATAGAGTCAATTTGTTTATTATATGTGTTGGTGATTTTCCCGCAATAAGAATAATGCCCGGGCATATTCTTAATAAGAAAGCAAGCTGCACGATATTTCAAGGAATCATTTTTGTAATGTTCCAATACCTGTTCTAATTCACGGCGGTTTTCGCCTGCTCTTTCAAGAGCGAATGAGAGTTGTCTGTCTTCTTTGAAATTGTGACAAGAGACTAAACTAGATATAAGTAGCGTGATCCAAAAGAGTTTCATTCGTTTTATTTGTTCTTTTTGCGAAGGACGGTGTTTTAATAGATTGCTCGTTTCATATCGTATTTAATTTTTCACAAACATAAGTTTATTCCTTTTCATGGCCAATTGTTTTAGCTGACTTTTAGCTGACAGACAAAAAATGAGGGTTTGTTGGCATAAAGTTATGTATTTGTATTGCTATCATTTCAACAGGTAGTCCAAGAGGATACAGATCGGCGTATCAAAGAACTTGGGGATGATTTTTGTTTTTCTTATACAGGGGGGGCACTTCAGATATTATCATTAGATAGTACTTTTCGTGCATCTTACCGTTACGGCTAAAAGGCTTAAAGAGGATTTGTCTCCTATTCCGGGTTTGGTGATAGAGAGTGCTCGGGGTAAAGGATATTCACTAAAGATCGTTTCGGGAGAGTAAATTCTCCATTTCAACGTTCATTTGATGGTTTATTTGTGTGATGAGCTTGCTATCGGCAGTAGTACTGACTTGGCTAAGTAATATATACTGACTTGCCCGACACAGTATATATTATTACATTAGCATTTTCATTGTAATCAGATTTACTTGAAAATGATAAATATTCATTGAACATTATTGGTTTATTTAATTTATTCATATCTATAAATTCTTTTAATTTTTTACTACTTCTTATGTCTAAGACTCTTACTATTGTTCCATTGTAGTCATTACATTTTTTCAGTGCTTCATCCAAGTGTTTAATTATGTTCTCTTGAGCATTATCAAATTTGAGATTATTCCTTAATATTTCGTTTATCTTATAACTTTCTGAACTAATATATTGATTTATTGCGTATTGTTCGTCGTTTGACAATCCTATTTTACTACTTTCTATTTGGTTTTGCAATTCATTAGCTTTACTTTGGTAATTTAATACATTTTCAGGTAATAAACTTCCTACTTCCAATCTTTCATATTGTTTCTGTCTTTGTTGTAAATATTGAGTATAAGTATCTTCTTTATCATGATTGTGTTTTGCTTTTTTGACTTCTTCTGGCTCATTATTTATGCCCTCATAATATGTGCTGGCACCATGTTGGCACCTAGGATGAAATAACCCTCCTGCTATTGCAGTGCTTAATAACGGATATTCTCCATCATCTTCTTTTCCTCCAGACCATACATCGTCTATATATACTCTTCCTTCCCACGGCGTACATTTATCACAAGCTCCACCATGTTTTGAAATATATACTAATGGATTGCCTAATTTCTTTCGCATTTCGCCTTCACCCATTAGATTAGCTCTTTTGTTAGCTGTTCTAATAGCCATATCGCAATAATCTGCTATATTATGTCTTGTACCATTTTTATATTCAATGCAATTAAATCCTCTTGCCAAAAAATCTTTACTTGCCATATCTATTGCTTGTTTTACTGTTCCCGCTCCCGTATTAGCAAATACTTGAGCTTTATATATAATCTGTCTATACTGATCATTTGCCATTCTTAAAGTTGCATATTTTACATCTTTCATATCTGATTTAGTACTTTTTATTAGTGCATCTAACTTCCTATGATTTAATCCAAAAAAAGATCCACCTAATTGTGAATCTTCTTTCTTTATAAATCCAGTTTTTATTGCGTTTTTATTTGTTCTGCTTGCACCTTCTTTAAATTGTTGTTTTATTTGTTTATATACATATTTGTTTAAGTTTTTTGTGTTATTATCAAATATTTCTTTATTAGCTTTTTTATAATCCTCAAATTGTTTTATTTTTATTGCTTGCCATTGTGGCCAGTCGAAACCTTTTGCCTTTTCATCTTCTTTATGACTCCATAATGTCCTTCGCATAGACGCAATTAATTGTAACTCTATTTCTTCCATTACTTTTTTTATATCATATTCATTTTGCATTTAATCACCTACTCTAATGGTTCCATTATATTAGGTTCTTCTTTTTTAATTATTCCTGCTTCTTCTTTCAGTCTTTTTACTTCTTCTTCTTTTTCTTCTTTTGTTAAACTATCACCGTACATTGTATCAACTGTTCTTTCAATGCTCATTACATTTTGACCTGGCCTAGCCTTTGATACCGTTTCTACTGTTGCTTCAAAACTTGGATTAGCATATTCTTTGAAATCAACTACGGCTTTATACTCTCCTGCTATTTTTTCTTGTGCTAAATCATATGTTTTTAAACATATTGTAACCAACTTAGGAATAACCTTTTCTAATACGTCAATTACTTTACCTCTTGTATATTGTGTTGCCTTTTCTTTTTCTCTCTGTGCATCTGCATTATCAAGTTTCTTTACGTCTATTCCTAATGTTGATGGGCTTATTAATCCCTGCAAACATAAATCTAATGCAGTTATATATGACTGCAACATACCTTCGTAATCAAAATCTCCTTTTTCTCTTGTTATCTTGCTACTTTCTGTTTCTGTTGATGAACTGCCTGTTTTTGCATATCTGTTATCAAATGTATTGGGCTTTAATAAATTGCCATTGTCGTCTGTCGGAATTAAATCTTCTGGAATATATGTTATTGTTCTATTATCTCTTAATGCATCTATCCATTTACTCCACACTTCGTCAAAACTGTCGAACGCATCCAATTTTTTCTCTAATATACTTTGTCCTCTGCCTTTATATTTCTTTGATTTATTAAACATCATAGGTACAGCCAACATAAAATTTGTGTCTCTTGGTTCTTTTAAATCTGCTGTTTCTGGAATGGCTCTGTAATTATCCATTAATTTGTCATTTTTGTATAGTTCATA